TTTTTTAAAGCGATCTTTCGTTTTTAATTTAGATTTTGGCACTTACATGGCACCATTAGACAAGTTGTCTTTTGCTAAAAGTTTACATAATTACACCGAAACTGGAAAGAGTGATAAATTACCCATGGATTTATGTATAGAAAATGTTAAGAACATTCTATTAGAGTATTTCCAGTGGGGAGAGGCGGAATTTGAAAGAGCCCAGAGCAACATTATTAATATGTTGCAAGAGGAGCATTTGAGCAGTCAAGTTATAACTTATGCGCAATGCGTTGATAGGTATAACGGTGTGACTGAACCAACTGAACATTGGGATGATATTCTCGATGATCAAAGTTCTTTATGTATGGTTACCATAATTCATCGCTCGGATGAAAAAAGGCTTCATGAAGAATTAGAGCAAAAATGCATAGTCAAGCATAAATTGACTAATAAACGATTTGTTTTGAGTTGGACAGATCGTATTAATACACAACTTACAAACTTTATAAGGTGCGAGGATAGCACGAGGTCAAAATTTCCTAAAAAAAATAGTGTGGCTGACGAAATTCAGCAAGGGGTGGATTCCCCTATATTAGATTCTCAATCTAATGAAACATGGTCATCGCATCCGTTGACAACTTTCTCGGATGGGCGTTTGGAGCCCGCCGAGGATAGAGGAGATTTGTCCGATATAACACGTTATATGGGTCAAACCGCCGAAGCTGATTTGGCTAAATTTTTGGCGCGTCCTTTACGGATAGCGCGATACAATTGGGGCACTGCAACGTTACCCATAGCAATCGGACCGTGGAATTTATTTTTCACTAATCCCGTTATAGCAAATAAAATAAGAAATTATTATTATTTGAGTTGTAAATTACACATTAAAGTCACTATTAATGGTTCTCCCATGCACATGGGCAGAATGTTGGTTTCATATAAGCCATTATTAGATGATCCATTTGAGCAGGAAAGTTTAATAGTAGGTGATTATAACACTTTCGCTCATTCACAGAGACAGCATATTTGGATTAATCCAACTACAAGTCAGGGTGGAGAAATGGTTTTACCATTTATTTATCCTTATGATGGATTTCCCGTCATTGATGGTGCATGGTCTAACTTGGGGACATTATATTTGTTG